GCCGCCGCATGCTCCCGGAGGGCGGCCGCGGGGCTGTCGGCCTCGCCGGCCTCGGGGGCCAGCAGCAGGCAGAGGGCGAGGATCAGCACCGGCCCTCGGCCCAGGCCCGCAGCGCCGTCTCGTCGCCGTCGAGCCAGACGTTCAGATCGCAGTCCCCCGCGACGCCCTCCTGGTGCCCGCCCTCGCCCGTGTGCTGCCACATCGAGGCCGCCGACCAGGGCGCCGGGATGCGCGGCGAGCTGACCCCGTAGTGCGCGATCCAGAGGGGGCACCGCCCCGCCTCGGTGAGCACCGCGCCGTGCAGCTGCTCCGCCCAGAACGAGGGGTAGGTGTAGACGACCGGCTCGCGCCCCAGGATCGCCTGGGCCCGGGCGAGCCAGGACAGGAGACAGGCCTGGGCCTCGACCACGGGCCGCCCGTCGAGGGTCTCGACGTCGACCGCCGGCGGCAGCTCGCCCGGCCCGAGGTCGCCGAGGGCCTCGAAGAGCAGGTCCGCCTGCCAGGCCCCCGGGTGCCGGGCCCGCAGGTACTGGTACGCGCCGACCATCAAGCCGGCGTCGAGGGCCGCCCGGCGGTGCCGCTCGAACGAGTAGCCGCCCGGATGTTCGTCGGGGTCTTTGCCCTCGAAGGCTCTCAGGTACACCCCCACGACCCCCGAGGCCTTGACCGCGGCCCAGTCGGGCCCCCGGCCTCCGGGGCGGTGCTGGTGGGGGCTGACGTCGATGAGCCGGGGCTGGCCGGCGCGCAGCTTGGGGCCGCTCATCGGTCGAGCTCCGGCAGGTCGCCCATGGGGTACCACCAGCGCAGGCGCCGGCCGGGCACCGTCGAACCCGCGTCGCGCACCCACCAGTGCCCGCCGCGGCCGACCAGCTCCCGGCGCTTGGCCTCGATGGCGTTGCCCTGGGGCCCCTGGCCCCCCTCGATGGTGTCGAGCAGCCCGTCGAAGGCCACGCCCACCACCAGGATGCCGTGGGTGAGCCCCCCATACACCCGCTTCTCCGGGGGCAACCCGTCGTCCCCGCCGATGCACAGCGCGGTGCCCGGGGAGAGGTTCGGGCGCTCTTCGGCGACGGGCAGGCAGAGCAACCCCGCCTGCGCCCCCAGCTCGCGGGCCAGGTGCGGCGAGGCGCCGACCAGGCCGTCCGCCTGGGGGGTGCGGAGCACGTCGCGACGCCGGCTCGCCCACAGGATGTCGCCCGCCTTGCCCGCCGCCCGTGCGACGGCAAGCAAGGTCTTCATGCAACAGATTTGGGGGGGTATCGGGGGGCTGTGGTTGGGGTAGCCGAAGGCATAGCCCCGCTGGTGCTCTTCGGTGTCGAAGGGGTCGAGGAAGGCCTCGAAGGCGCGCCAGTCCCGCGCCGCCGAGAGGCCCGCGGCGGGAAGGGCCGCGTCGACGATGGCCTGGGCCCGGACGCCGTCGACCACATGGGCGCCCCAGCTCACAGCGACCCCCGCGAGGCCCACAGCGCCTCGACGTGGACCACCAGCGCGGCGCCAGGGCCATCGGCCTCCGGGGCCTCAGGCACGAGCAGCTCGAGGGCGAGCAGCAGCAGGATCATGGGGTCTCCTGATTCGTCTTGAGTAGGGGCACCGTCTTGCCGGCGAGGGTGTGGGTGCAGTCGCCCAGAAATTGGATCTGCCCGTCGCGCACGAACGAGTGGCAGACGCCGGCCTGGTGCTCGGGGCCCGAGGTCCACCGCACGAGGATCGACGGCGCGAACGTGGGGCGCGCCAGATCGCCGTTGAACTCCCATGCGCGCGGCCCGGTCGTGGGAATGGCGTGGAGTTGCCCGCAGCCGGGGCACTCGAAGGCGAGGCGCGCCTCGGGGTCGCCGGCATCGTAGGGCTGAAGAACGTTGCTCACGGCGTGCCCCCGCTCTGCGCCGGCGCAGGCGCCTGCCCCCGGGCCAACCCCGCAACGACGGTCGCGAGGCGCCGCAGCTCGGGAAGCCGGGCCCGGATCTCTTCGAGGCGGTTGGCCTCGCACGTCACCCGCTCGGGCTCCGGCTGGCCGGCGGGGCAGCTCGCCAGCAGCGGCTCAGCGATGGCCAGGGCATCCTCGAGCGCGTCGAGAGTGCCCTGGCAGTACGGCATGCGGTCCTGCACCAGGGGGCAGGTGGTCCGGGCCAGGGGCAGCGTGATCCGGGCGGTGGTGACCAGGGCCCGGGCCTCCGCCAGCTCGGCGGGCTCCGGGGCCCGGGGCCCCCGGCAAGCTTCGAGGGCGACGACCAGGGCGAGCCCCCCGATCCCGATCCAGGCCCTCACGTCGACCCCCCACGGCCCACCAGGCTGGCGAGCATGGTCCCCACCACGCTCCCCGCAGCCAGCCGGCTCCCCGTTGCCACCACGCTTCCGCCCTTGTGGACGACGCCGGCCCCGGCCATGGCGGCCAGGATCACGATGCCGGCCGAGCCGTCGACGGCCTTGGTCAACACGAACGTGATGATGGCGCCGACCACGGCCAGGTCGAAGAGCATGCCGCGCAGCAGCTTCAGGCGCTCGAGCGCCGGGTCATAGGGGGGTTCCGGACGGGCGGACGGGGGCGGACGATTCAAGGCCGGAGAGGGGGCCATATCGGACATGGGGGGGCCTTTGCTTGCCGCGCTACGGGGCGGCTCCCGGGCGCCGCTGCGCCAGCGGTGGGGGGGGGTTGGGGTGGGGGGGCCTGGGCCCGGGTCAGGGGAAGGCGGTGATCTTCTGCGCGGTGGTGCCGACGGCCCGGATCTTCGAGGCATGCACCGGGATCGGCTCGCCGATCTGGACGCTGTAAATCGTGTCTTCGGAGCCGTCGGGGAAGGCCAGCTTCAGGTCGCCGGCCACGCCCACCCGGAGCTGCCGGACGGGCCCGCCGAACTCGGCGGCGAGATCGACGTCGGCGCCGAGGGCGCCGCTGGTGGCGTACGATTTGACGCGGGGAGAAGATGTAATGGAGTCGGGGCGGGATTCGTTGGACATGGGGACCTGCTGGGGGGGGGTCAGAACGGCGAGATCACGACGCGCACGAGGCCCGCGCTGGCCGCAGCCACGTCGAGGTCAGCCCAGCGCTCGAGCGGGTTGCCCGTGCTCTGCGCGGGGTCGGTGATCACGATAGCGCCTGGCGGGTCGTGATCTGGCTTCGACCCCAGCCACACCCGGAGCGACGCTCCGAAGGCAGGCGCCGCCTCCATCAACCCGGGCAGATCCTCGTCGAGGATGACCGACGACGCCCCGTAGTGGGTAGCCGGCGCCGACCCGTCGGCCGACAGGGCGAGGGCGAACGTGCCGATAAATTCAAGCTCCGGATGCAGCGGTTTGAGCAGCGCGTTGAGCGCCGCTTCGACCGCATCGCGAGCCTCGGCGGTGACGACCGCCAGGACAAAACCGTATGGACTAACCATTGAGCCACCCCTCGATCACGGCCAGCGAGCCGCGGTGATCCGCGCCCCATGCGTCGGTCCGACCCATGTCGACAGCGCTCGGAATGCTCGCGTCGGCGTAGCTGCCCAACGCGCCCATCGTCACTGCATCGAGAAACGAATTTCCCCCCACGACGGTCTTGGAGACGCCGTCGACAAACATCGCGTAGTTTCCCGGCGTCGAGGAGCCCAGGCCGTTGTAGCAAACGACCAGCGTGTGCCGGCCGGTGCCGAGCCCTGGGTTGCACCCGACGCTGAGCCCCCCTGCCCCACCGAGGTAGCAGGTGATTTCGGCGTAGCCCACGTAGTTAATCAGCGAGATGGCTGAAAAGATCGGCCCGGCGACCCTCGTGGAAAAGAGCCTCTGCGCCGTCGGCACGTTGGTGCGCCGCACGAACTCCATCGCGATGGTCTGCGCCCCCGAGCCGAGGCCCCAGCCCGACATCAGAAGGCCGTCGTCGACGCCATCGAACGACACGCGCGGCCGGCTGCCTCCGCCGAGCCCCGAGGAGTAGAAAATGGGCCTCCGGGCGCTGGTGCTCTGGGTGAGGTGGTGCGCGGCCGCGGCGTTGTCTTTCCAGCCGCCGACGGGGTCACCCGAGGCCGCCGCCGTGGTGCGCGCCGCATCCTGGTAGAGGTCGGCCGCGCCGAGGCGCAGGTCGAGCAGTAGCGACGCAAAATCCGAGGGAACGGCGCTGAGGGTGTTGTACTTCGCCAGCAAAATGGCGCTGTTCGCGGCCACGGCGGTGGCGTCGTGCGCCACCGAGTAGAGCGCCAGCTCGAGGCAGGTGTTTGGCCCGGTGTACGAAGAGCTGCCTGGCACGTACACGTTCAGCGCCAGCTTGCTCGCCAGGGCGACCAGCCCCGGACTGCCGGCCGAAGTGGCGACGAGCGTGCCGTCGACGTAGATTTTCGCGTTCGTCCCGGCCTTCACCACCACCGCGACGACGCCCACCTTTTTCGTGGGCAGCGACCCCGCGGCGGGCCTCGCGTTCTGAGTCGTGCCGCGCGTGACGGTGAGCGTGTCCCCCGCGTTTCCGTCTGTTCCCGAGGCGTAATAGAGGTACTCCGTCGCCATCGCGACGCCGTCGGTGCGCGAAAACGCGAACGAATCGCTGTTCCGATCGAACGATCCCACCCAGTAGTAGGTCGTGTCGGTGGTGGAGACGTTGGCCCCCGTCATCAGGGATTTGCCGCTGGCGAACAGCAACCCCTGATGGCGCGCGATCGACGAGTCGGCCGCGAGCGTCGGCCGCGAGCCCGCGGTCGCCTGCACCAGGTGGTTGCCGGCGATCTCATCGTCGACCCGGTAGACCGTGCCGCCGGTGGTGGCCTGGGTGACCCCGTTGTCGCTCCAGCAGCTCTCGACCCGCGAGGGCCGCCAGCGCCCAGCGAGCGAGGTCTGGTCGATGTCGACGACGGTGGCATCCGCGAGAAGCGCCCGCACGACGCCCAACCCGATTCCAATTCCGATTCTCATGGGGATCTCACAGATAGAAGGCGTTGACCCAGAGGTTCTCGCCGACCGGCAACGTGACCTCCGCCATCGCCGTCGAGGCCGCCCAGGCGATCCCGTCGGAGAAGGCCAGGTCGGCGGGCAGCTCGATGGCGCGCGACTCGCCGGCCGGAACCCAGAAGGGAAAGATCACCTCCGAGGTCTCGCCGCCGGCCGGGGCGTCCGCCAGGTCGAGCAGCAGAAGCCAGTAGCCGGAGACGGATTTGTTGCTGGCGTAGACGGCCCGCAGCGAGCCCGCCGAGCGCTTGATCGCTCCCTTTTTGTCGGGGCCAGTCGGCGGCTTGTAGTGCGAGTAAACCGTCGCCCCGGAGATCTCGGCGATCACCCGTTGCTTGCCGTACGCGTCGACCAGGAGGGGGACCGCGGCGCCATCGGCGGCGGCGACGGGCGAGGCTTTGTACTGCCCCAGCCCCAGGAAGCTGAAGATCTTTTCGGGCCACGAAGTCATGGGGAAATTCTCCTGGCTCAGGGCCGGATGATGCTGCCTTGCAGCGAGGGGGCCCGGAACGTGACGGCGTAGGGGCCGCCGCCCACGACGATGAAGGCCTGCGCGCTCAGGTCGTGATCGCCGGCCTCGGTGGCGGTGAAGGTGCCCTGGGTGGCGACGGCGACCTTTTTGTTATTGCCGTACAGGTCCACCGTCAGTGTCGAGCCATCGAGCACCGAGGCCCCGCTGGGGGTGACGACGCGCAACCGAACCTGCACCTCGTACGTGTTGTCCGCCGTCGAGACGGTGCCCACGTAGCGCATGGGCACGATGTCCCCGACAGCCAGCGTGCGCGTGATCGCCAGGATGTCTTGCCAGCTCGCGCTCGAGTCGAGGGCCACCGCGCTGCCGCTGAAGGCGTTGAACAGGCTGACGATGCGATTCGGAGGCGGCAACACCGACACATCGAGGCGCCGCGCCGCGCCGGCCCCGGTGCTCAGGTAGTAGATCGGCGCCGCCCAGAACCCGGCTGCCGTGGTCGAGTCGTACCGGAAGCCGGTGATGTCGGCGCCGACGGTGGCCCCCGCCTGGAACATGTAGATCTGCCCGCCGCCGAGGATCGCCACGTCCCCGTCTGCGGGGCCCGAAAGGTTCTTGAGCGCGGTGCTGTTGGCCACGTTCCGCACCCGCGAGATGCCCGTTTCGAGCACATCTTTCAGGTAGCTGTCCCGGTCTGTCAGCGACTGGAACCCCTGCAACAGCAGCGCTCCCGGCGCCATCGAGACGGGGTCGCCGTCGCCCATCGTGACCACCGGATCGACCCAGCTTCCACTGCCCGTCAAATCAACACTCATCGCATCCTCACAGGTAGGCCACAGACCCCACGCCACACACGAGCGGCTCGCCACACACGAGCCCCTCTTCGCCGCACACCACCGCCCCCCCGAGCGGCAAGATGATCACCGCCTTGACCTGGGCCCCCTTCCACCGTCGGCGCTGCCGGCGGAGGAAGTCGACCTGGTCGAGGGACACGCCCGTCAGTCCGCAGAGCAGCTCCGGGCCGCAGTCGACGCCGGGGGCGCCACAGAGCGGGGCGGTGCCCCAGTCGGTGCGCACCACCAGCCACAGCCGCGCCCAGTTCCACCCGGCCCCGCCGTCGGGGTGCGGGTCCCACTGCCAGGCCTCGTAGTACCCCACCGACGTGACGCCCGCGCCCGCGGCCATCGCGTCCACGATGCCCTGCTGAACCCCCCCCAATTTCCACCGGTCGAAGCTCTCGGCGAGCCGCACCTGGTACGCGGGAACCGTCTCGCCCGGGTAGCGCTCCGTCCCCCGCTCGACCGCCTGGGCGCCGAGGGCGTCCGGGGCCGCCGTCGAGGGAAAGCGCGCCTTGACGGCGCCCTTCGCCCCCTCCACCCAGCCGTCCTTGACGTGCCCCCAGAGCAGCCACCAGGCCTCGCCCTGGGGCCCGGCCAGCGGCGCCGGCGCAAGGTCGCGCTGCCAGGCCCAGAAGTCGTCTTTCTCCGCCACCTCACACCGCCTGCCAGGTCAGCGAGGCCAGCGACACCACGGGCACCTGCGCCGCCCCCAGTTGCAGCTCGGCGGGGTTGGAGAGGGCGACGTTCACCACGCCGGGCCCGGCCATGATCGCGACCTCGATGGGTCCCCGGTACACGACCCCGCCCAGGGGGATGACCGAGAAGAGGGCCACCAGCGCCGCCGCCGCCGCGGCCTGCGCCGCCGCCAGCTGCGCCGCCTTGACCTTGACCGTGCCCACCAGGGACACGGTCACGACCGATGCGTTCTGGGCCGAAGGGCGCACGCACTGGACCTTGCGCACGGGGTCTTTGAGGTACGTCGTGATCGCGGTGACCTCGCCCGCGTCGATGGGGCCCGCGGGCCCGGCGACGTAGACCACCACGGTGCCGTCGCCGTCCGCCGCTTTGAGGGCGGTGCGGGTGACCTGCGCCGACGCCGTCGCCGCCCAGAACTTGTACGCCAGCTCAACGCCGGCCCCCAGCTCGCCCCAGCGCGAGCGGCACCGCTCCCGCAGCGGTTCGTCTGCCTCTTCGTCAACGCCCTGGGTTGAGAGCCAGGTGCCCCCGGGCGGGGTGACCTGCTCGACGGTGACCCCCGGGACGGTGGTCGACAGCACCCATGTCGAGGCGTCGGGGACGTTCCCCTCGGCCCCGGAGAACTCCGCTTCCCAGGTCAGATCGAGGGTGCCGTCGAGGTCGAGCGTTCCCGTGTCGATGTTCCGGAACCGCACCCCCAGGGATTCGGCGAACAGCTGCCCCACGGTCGACACGTCGACGGGGCCCACCCCGCCCTCATCGGTGAGCCGCAGGGTGCCCTGGGCGAAAACGGCGGGGCGGCGCTGCAGGTTGTAGAGCTGCGCCGCGCACAGGTCGAGCCAGGGGCCTTCTGCATAGGCCACGAAGCCCCCCGAGGTGATCGAGGCGATCAGCTGGGTGAGGCTGGCGTACGCCGGGGCCTCGAGCTCGAAGAAGGTCCTGGGGACGCTCCCCTCTTGCCAGGAGGTACCCGGGAAGCCCGCCAGGGCCGCCAGGGCCACCAGGGTGGCGAGGGTCTCGGTGTCGGTCTGTCCTGCGAGCAGCTCGGCGAGGGTCAAAGGGGCGGACATGGGGGGGGGTTCCTAGGCGCGCAGGACTTCGAGGTTCGCCGCCAGCTGGTCGACGGTGAGCACCAGGGCGAAGGGCCCGAGCGCGGTGGTGAGGGTGGCCGACGCCCGCAGGGAGACCGCGGGGGCGGTGCCGACGACGACCAGGGCGACCGCCGCCGCCTGCACCCGCTCATCGGCGAGGGCTTGGGTCGCCAGCGCGGCCTCGAGCGCCCGGAGGCGGGGGCCCGAGACGCCGGCGTTGAGGTAGCTCGCCAGGCCCGCGCCATAGTCGGGGGCGTAGACCAGGCCCCCCAGCGGGGTGAGCCAGCGGCGGGCCACCGCCTCCGCCACGGCCCGCTGCCCCCGGATCGGTTTGAAGAGGGGGTCGAGGTCGGGGAAGGTCGAGACGTCGAGCCCCAGGCCGTCGGGGTCGCTGACGCGCAAGGTTGGGGCCGGGTGCTGCTGCTTGAACAGGGCCACCGTGCAGGCGGCACGCACCCGGGCTTCGGCCGCCACCAGGCCGGCCGGGGTGAGGGCGACGCCCTGGGCGAGGGCTTCCGCCGCCACCTGCTTCAGCGCGGCGCGGCGCAGGGCATCGAGGGCGGCGGCGGGGCTCTGCCCGGAGGCCTCGACCGGCGGCGCCGTCGACAGCAGGGGCAAGGAAGCCGACCAGGCCAGGCCGCTGCCGGTGAGGGTGACTTCGAGGCTCATGCCCCACCCCGCAGGGTCTTGAGGGCAACCTCGCCGCTGCTGCCGCCCTCGGCGAGAAGCACCACCGCGAAGGTCTGCTTCGCAGCGCCCACCCCGCCGTCGACGTCGGCGCCGGCCAGGGTGGCGCCCAGCTCGGGCCCGAAGGCCCCCGCCTGCCCCTCGAACTCGTAGACCCTCAGCGAGCCGGAGGTCAGCAGCTCCTTGATCGTCAGCACCAGCTGAAGCTTCAGGTTCAGGAGCGCCAGCTTCGCGTCGAGGGCGGCCACGATGGAGAGCGAGGGGGGCACGATGGCGATCTGTGCCTGGGCCAGCAGCTTGCCCGCGAAGATCACCGTCCCCGCCACCGAAGGGGGCTTCAGGGTCGCCTGGGCGATCACCTTCACAAGGCCCGCGATCTGCCCTTCGAGGCCGGGGATATCGAGCGCCGCGACCGCCTGGGCCAGCACGGGGATGGCCAGGCCGGCGGCGAGCTTGCCCTGGTAGGAGATCACTTGCTCTTCCCCACGTCGCTGCCGCTCGAGATGAACCCCAGCGCGGTGTCGGTGAACGTGATCGCGCCGGTCGCCGGGGCCCCGCCGATGGTCCCCGAGAAGGGCGCCAGCGGAGGAAGGGCGACCTCGACCAGGTCGCCGACGCGCGCCAGCGGCTGCGCCCCCTCTTCGTCCCCCAGGCAGACCACGGGGGCCTTCACGATGACCTTGCCGCTGGCCTCGATGGTGAGGGACTCGAGGCCCCCCGCCTCCCAGAGCGCCGCAAAGGGCCGGGTGATGTCCCCCCCCTCGAAGCCCAGCAGCACCCGCGCCCCCGCCTTCACCCGCACGGTTACCCCGGGGAGGCCGTGCCGGATAGGCACCATCGCCAGGCCTGCGCCGAGCTTCGCCGCGTCGGGCTTCACGTCGACGGTGCCGTCGTCGCCCTGCGACACCACCCGGGCCGGGTAGAGCGCCAGCGGGTCGAGGCGGGGCACCACCAGGAGGTCGATGAGCTTGGTGAAGAGTTCGGTCAGAGACACAGGGTGCTCCTCAGCGAGGTGGGGGCGATCTGGTGCTCGATGGCCAGGATGGGGGCGCCCTCGAAGGTCCCGCCGCTGGCCAGCGCCCAGGGCTGCGCGGTGGCCACCTCGACACGGCCCGACGCCGGCCGCCGGTGCACCAGGGTGGCGTCATCGGGGAGCACCAGGGGCGCCCCGGCGTCGGTCCCGAGCCAGACCCCGCCGTCGGGGAGCACGCGCCAGGTGACCCCCAGGGCCGCGGCCAGCGAGGCCAGCTGGGCGCCGGCCGGGCCCGCGGCGCGCGACCACCGGGCCAGCAGCCGGTCGAGCAGCGACGGCAAGGTCGCCCCCGCGAGCTGCTCGCCGGCGGCGGCCAGCAGCTGCCCCAGCACCAGGCGCACCGTGGCCTGCCGGTAGCTGCCCCCGGGGAGGCTCTTGCCCAGGCCCCCGGCCCCGCCCACCAGCAACAGCTCGACGGGGCCACCCGAAACCAGCACCCCGGCCCGGGCGGTGACGGTGGCGCGCCAGGGGGCCGCGGCGCCCTCCCAGGACAGCGCAACGGCGCCGGTGGGGGGCGTAGCCGCGTCGAGGCGCACGCGGGCGTGCCAGGCCCCGCGGCGGGGCACGGTGACGGTCCCCGCGGTGACGGCAAGGCCGGCGACGGTGAGGAAGGCCACGGGTCAGGGCCCCTTTTTGCTGGTGCTGTTCGCCGGGTTGGGGGCGTTGGGGACGCCGCCTAGGTTGGGGGCGTTGAGCTGGGGGGTGCCGCTGACGACTGGCTTCGTCGGGAGGGCTTGCTTGCAGTCGAGGGTGACCATCTTCGATTGCTTGACGGGGCCCTCGGCGAACCACTCGACGCCTTCGATGATGATCGACGCGATGCCCGCGGCCGACGCGGCGGGGTGGTAAAACGTGAAGCTCGCGGGGCGAGGGGGCTTCGCCTTGCTGCCGGCGACGGGCGTCGGGGTCGTCGTGTAGCGGCCGTTGGCGTACTTGGTCTGGCCGGCGATGGGGGCGACCTTCTTCAGCAAGAACTCCAGCTCGGCGAGCTGCTCGGGTGTCCAGGTGACAATCGCGAGCGAGAAGGCCCCGGGGTCGACGCCTTGGAGCCGAATGGTCGCCGAAGAGAGGCCAGGGCCGTTGGCCACGTCGACCTTGCGCGTGGTCTTCGGCACGCACTTCACGATGCCGGGGATCTGGATGACGTCGAGATAGGCGATGTCCCAGGCCGATCCGAGGCTCGGGTTGTGGAACTGGGTCCCGGAGTTCTTGAGGTAGGGAGGCAGTGCCATCAGGTCGTAACTCCCAGCTCGAAGCCCATCTCACGAAGGGCCGCGATGAGCCCCTCCTTCACCTTACGGTTGAGGTCTTCGACGTCCGCCGGGGTGTTCACGACGACTTGAATGAGGCCCGCGGGGAGCACCAGCGAGGGCCGCTGGCCCCCGCCGCCGCTGGCCTGCACCCCCTGCCGGGTGACGGCGCCGGTGAGGTCGCGGGCGGACTCTTCGACGCGGGGGGCGCCGCGCTCGACACCCTGGGCGAGGCCCTCGGCGGTGTGCTCGCCGATCTGCATCATCACCCGCGAGGGCGACCGGATCTGCAAGAGCTTTCGGACGCTCTCGGGGAGCAGGGCCGCGAGCGCTTCGAGCTTCCCCACCAGCCACGCCTTCGCCGAGTCGATGCCCTCACCGAGCCCTTCGATCATGGCCTTGCCCACGTAGCGGAAGTTGTCGGGCAAGGTGACGACGGCCTCGAGGATGGTGCCCACCAGCCAGCCCACGGCGCCGACGACCAGGCCGGCGCCGACGACCAGCTCGCCCGCGGCGGAGCCGATGCTTCGCAGCCCGGAGGCGAAGGCTTGCGTCGAGCCCTCGCCCTTGCCGATCAGCCCGAGGAACTCGTTCGCGTCGCCCAACGCCTTCCCGAAGCCCTCGCCGAAGCCCTCGCCCAGCGGCTTGATGGTCTCGACGAAGCCGGCCGCGGCGTTGGCCATGCGGTCGATGGTGCCCAGCAGCATCTTCCCGCTCTCGGTGCCCGGGTCGATGGCGCCGGCGATCTTCTGCAGCGTGTCGACCAGCACCTGGCCCGCGGCGCTGGTGTTCACCGCGTTCAGCAGGGCTTCCCACTTGTTCTTGATCAGGTCGATGGAGCCGGTGACGGTCGACTTCCGGAACCCCTGGGCCTTCTCGCCGAAGGCCTTTTCGTCGAGGGCGGCGAGGTTGACTTTGCTCCAGAAGTCGACGGCCTTCTGGCCCCGAAGCTTCTGGCTCGCCAGGGCCTTGTCGACGTCGCGCTTGATCTTGTTCGAGTCGTTGGGGTCCTGGACGGCCACCCCCAGCTGCTTCGCCAGGGTCTTGTAAACCTGGTCTTTGCCCATGCTCGCGGCTTCCAGCCCCTTGAAGCTGTCGGCGGTGATCTGTTCGTTGCGCTTCAGCGCCTGCAAGGGCTCGGCGATGGACGCCAGCGCGACCGCCTGGCCCCCGTTGGCGGCCTTCAGGTCGTCGGCGAGCTGCAGCAGGATCTTGCTCTCCCGGTCGCCAAAGCCCGCCGAGGTCAGCTCCCGGAAGTTTGCCGCGGCTTCAGCGCTCGAGGCCCCCAGCACGTTCGAGATCCGCAAGATCTCCCCGAGGGCCTCTTGCCCCGCCTTCGACGAACCGAGGGCGAAGGCGAGCGCCGCCCCCGTGGTTTCCTTGAAGCGCTGGGCGTCGAGCAGCAGCTTCCCCCCCGCCACCGCGAACCCCCCCGCCGCCGCCCCCGCGGCCACCAGCGCCCCGGCCGCGAGCGTCGCCGCGCCGCCCACCAGGCTGAGCCCCTTGCGAGCGATCTCCGCCTTGTCGGCGACCTTCAGCTCGCCCTTTGTGAAGCGGTCGAGGGTGTCCGCGGCCTTGTCGCCGAAGGCCACCCGGACGCCGAAGTTCGCCTTTTCGAGCGTGGTCTTCAGGCGCCCCAGGGCCTTCTCGCCCTTGGTCATCGCCGTCGCCGAGTCCGCCTTCGCCAGCGCCTTCGACATGCGGTCGAGGGTGCTGTTGATCTTGTTCGCCGGCCCGCTCATGCGGTCGATGAGGTCGAAGGCGAAGCGGACGGGCATGGGGGGTTATCGGGCTTTCTTGCGGTGGTCGAGGCGCCAGAGGTGCAGGGCCTGGGCGAGCAGCAGCCCGCCGGCCCGGGCCCGGGGGGTGCGCGCCCCGGCGAAGAGGTCTTCGAGGCAGCGGGCGGCGTCCCACTCGCTCTCGACCGCCTCTTCGAAGAGGGTCAGAGTTTTTTTACCCCGTAGCCGTCGGTTACCCCCGCCATCTCGAAGGCGATGCCGCCGGCGCTGAAGTAGAGCCCGGGCCACGAGTCGGCGAGCTTCCGCACGTCGGCGGCCTCGGGGAACACGATGCAGGCCTCGCCCAGCTCGATCTGGCCCTCGGCCTTCTTCCGGCCGCCGTCGCTGGCCTTGTCCATGGCGCGTTCCAGCTCGTCGGGGGTCGGGGCCCGGACGGCCATCTCTTGCCCGCCGCGCTCGAGGCGGAAGGCCGTCAGGCGGCCGTGCTTGCGCTTCAGCGCGTCGATGGTCTCGGGGGTCAGGGCAATCGTCGTCTCGCTCATGCCAAAAGGGCCCGGACTCCACAGGGGAGCCCGGGCCCTTCGAGGGGAGAGTGGGGGGGGGTTACACGCCGATCATGTCGGGCAGGGCTTTCACCCCGTTCACGATCAGCAGCTGCACGCCCAGGTCGACCTTCACGACCAGTGGCCCATTCCCTTGCGAGTGCGAGCGGTCCTCGCCCTTGATGCGACAGCCGCGCAACTCGTCGGTGAGGATCGGGTCGCCCTTCTTCTTGGCGTACTTCACCAGCACGTTGAAGTGCTCGGCCATGTAGCCGTTGCCCAGGGTCTGAATGAGGTGCTGGTAATCCACCAGCAACATCTCGAAGCCAGCCTCGGCCGCGTAGGTGCCCAGGGTGTCGCCGACCGGCTGCGACCCCCCGGCCATAACGTGCTCGTATTCGAGGCTGTGTTTGTAGTTGAGGGCCCTCATGCCGGCGGTCTTCTTGAGCCCGGCCAGCTCGAGCTGAATCGAGGCCCAGTCGTGCCGGTTGCCGTTGATGAGGGGATACGCGGGTTCTTGAACGAGGGGCATCTTTAACCTCACGCGGCCAGCAGCTTGACGTTGTCGAAGCCGATTTCGATATCGATGTCTTTCACATAGCCCTTCGGCCGAATGCGAAGCTTGAGCTTGAGCTTCTTCGTGCTCACCAGGTTGACCGTGCGGTCGACCACGCAAGAGACCGCCGTCGCGTGGCCGGGGGCGACCAGGGCCTGGGCCAGCGCGGCCTGAACCCGCGCCTCGATGGCCACGGCTTCGATCTCGGCGATGGTAAAATCAGCGTTCGTCGCGAGGGCCTTGTTCAGATAGAAGAGCGCCGACGCCCGGCCCACCGCGCAGCCGAGATCCATCACGGCGCGATACTGGATCAGCTCATAGTCACTGCCGGCCGGGGCCATGATCCGGGGGTTGTTGACGTAGGCCCCCGCATAGCCCACGTGGGTCCGGAGGGTGAGGAAGCCCCCCGCATCGAGGCCCAGGGTCTTGCGCTCGTCGCGGGCCAGGGCGGTGACGAAGGGGAGCGCCCCCTCGGCGAGCTCGCCCAGGTCCTGCGAGATCTTCAGCCGCTGGGCGAAGGCAGCCGCGGCCCAGGCGGCGCCCCGGGTGAAGCCCCGGCCGGTGAGCTGCGAGGTGATGGTGCAGAAGCCAGCGGCGACGGCGACGCGCTTCGAGCTGAACGAAGAGAACCCCGCCAAGATATTGGCGTCGGTGTCGTCGCTGCACTGCATGAGGCCCCAGGCGTACCGGGCGGCCCCCTCGGCGGTGGTGAGGAAGGTGTCGAGGGCCGAGGCGCGGGCGGCGCTGTTGGCGACCGAAGAGGCCTCGCCCACCGCCATCACGAAGCGCCAGGTGGCCGGGTTGAGGGCCAGGGCGGCCAGCGCCGTGGTCATGTCGCTGGCGCTGTACTTCGGCCCGGTGCAGGTCGCCGAGTAAATGTCCCCGACGATGTACGTCCCGACGGCGAAGGTCAGCGTCAGGCCCGTGCCGGCGAGGGGCCCCGTGGCGTAGGTGGCCGCGGTGACAAACTCGTCGCTGTAGGTGGGGCCGTCGGGGTTGTCGCCATCGAAGGCGATCCGGGCCCGGGCGGTGCCGCGGGCGCCGCCCAGCGTGATCTTCACCTTGATGTTGTAGGAGTCGAGCGGGGTGCCGGTGAAGCCCGCGCCGGGGTCCGGGCCCGTGCCCGCCAGGGTGACCGAGCCCACCACGCCGTCTGTCGAGGGGTCGACGGGGCAGATGATCACGGGGCGCTGCGAGACGGCCAGGATCAACGCGGCCGCCTCGACCGTGTCGCCCGCGGTGGGGCCCGAGCCCCCGAGGGTGCTGCGGAGGGTGGGGATGTCGTTGAACTGATAGACGGTGCCCGGGGTGCCCGCGGGGCAGGCGCCGACCAGGGCGCAGGCGTCGCCCGCCGCGATGCCCGCGCCGAAGGCCCCGTCTTTGATGGTGAGGCTCGCGCCGGGGAGGTTGGGGGTGCTCATGCGTCAGGCTCCATGCTGGGCGGCGATGACCGCGTTGAGGTAATCGACCCGGCTGAGCTGCTGCCCCAGGGGCCAGCGGCAAGCGACCGCGGCGGCGCGGTGCCAGATCGGGGGGGTCTCGGTTTCCGCGCGCCAGGCCTCGACGTCGCGCAGCTCGGCGGCCGGCGTGGGCTCGGTGGGGGGCGCCTGGGGCGGCTCGGTGATCGTGGGCATGGGGCCTCAGAGAGAGGGAGAGTGGGGGGGGGTTGTGGGGGGAGGGGTAAGGGGGTGACGTCGGGCTCGACGCTGCCGCCGGGGATGTCGATCTCGCTGGCCACGTCGACCGTCTCGACCACCACGGTGGTGGTGGGGTCCTGGCCGTGCAGTTGCTCGGTGATCGGCGCCTTCAGGTCGACCAGGAGGATGTAGACCTCGGTGCGGCTGGTGAGGGCGTTGCCGGCGTCGAGCCAGCCCCCGCCGACCAGCTCCCCGGAGTCGTTCGAGAGCTGCTGGAAGACGATCGACGCGAGGTCATGGCGGAGGGCTTCGGTGGTCTCGAAGGTGCCGCCGCGCACGTGGGCCTCGAGCCGGGTGGTGATGGTCCGCAGGGCGTGGGGCTCATCCTCGCTCGGGTCGACGGGGCCGAAGCGGTCGCCGGCCTCGCTGGGGCACCAGGCGACGAAGGGCTCGGGGCTAGAGAGGGCGACCTTGCCGCGGTTGGTCCCGAAGGCCCAGGTCAGGTCAGGCCAGGCCTGCTCGACCAGCTTGTCCATGACCAGGCCGATGACGGTGAGGATGGGGGAGGCCATGGCGGTTACCGGAAGAAGGCGTCGAGGGCGTCTTCGGCGGCCTCGGTGAGACGGGTCTCCCAGGGGCCGGGGAGGGCGTTGCCGTCGGGCAAGAAAGGGCGAGCGGGGATCACGACCTTGACCCCGAACCAGCCCGCCTTCGGGGTGCCCAGCGAGCGCCCCTTCTTCGCGGTCACCGTCGCGCCGTACTGGTGCACCCCGGCGTAAGCGACGGTGCTCTCGATGGCGAAGCCCGCGGCCGACACCTTGGGGGTGAGGGAGGCCAGGAGGCGCCCCGTGTCCCGCAGGGGCTGACCCCCGCGGCGCACGGGGGCCCAGGGGGCGCCCGAGGGGGCCTTGCCCGCCTCGAAGCCCTCTTCGACCAGGAGGCGGCCCTCCTGGGCGCAGGCCCGGATCACGCGGATCTTCCCCTCGGTGGGGAGGTGCGCGATCTGGCCTTGAATCTTCGCCAGGGCGCCGAAGTCACCGGAGACGGGCACGGCTACCAGCCCCGCAGGGGTTTGGAGGCAGCGCGGGGCACCCGCACCCGCTTGGCGCTGTCGGTGATGTTGGGATGCAGCAGGCGCTTGCTCACCAGGATGAGGTTCGCCACCGCGGCATCGTGGGCGTCTTTGAACACCCGATAGTCGTCGCTCTCGGGGTTCGTGCCGATGCGCCGGAGGCAGAAGAGCCCGGCGATGTCCGCCACCCACCCCTTCAGGTCGCTTTCCCAGGAGAGCAGCGGCAGCACGTACCTGGTGCGCAGGTGCGCGTCTGCCTCGCCGCTGGCCCGCTCGATGATCGTAGCGAGCGTGCCGGCGTCGAGGGTGCCCTGGGCGCCCGGAGGCAGCGCCAGGGCTTCGAGCTCTGCCTGGGTGATGTAGGCCGTCATGGGGTGGGGGCGGGGGCGGGGTCAGTCCGTGGCGCCGGGGGGCGCGGGCGGGGCGGCGGAGCGCAGGGCGGCCAGCTCGTGGGCGAGGGACTCGTTCTCGCTGAGGGCCTCGTGGGCCATCTGCTCCGCCTCGATGCGGGCGCGGGTGGCCTCCGCCAGCTGCTCTTCGAGCGCGGCGACCTGCGCCCGCAGCTGCTCGACCTCGGCGCCGGCCTCGTCGACCAGGGCGGCCTTCGCCTCGACCTCCGCCTGGGGGGTGCGGACCTCGAGCGCGTGATCGGCCCGGAGCGCCGCCAGCTGCTCCGGGGTGACCTCGACGGTGGCCCAGGTGGGCGCCAGGGCCAGCCCGGCCCGGACCCGGCCCAGGCCGGTGGTGGTGCGGACCTCGACCAGCATCTTCAGGCCTTGCACTTCATGGCGAGGATCGGGAGGGTGACGCCGGCCGCGCCACGCCCGTCGGCGCCGAATTTGAAGTGCTTGAAGTAGAAGAGGTTGGGGTCGGTGGGGCTGAAGAACGCCTGGAAGTCGAGCGGCTTCCGGATCTGGTGCACGAAGGGTTTGATCGCCCGCTTGGTGCACAGCAGGTACCAGTCGTCGGGGTAATCCCCCAGCTCTTCGACCACCAGGATGTCGCAGGTGTTCTTGTAGATGTTGTTGGTGTTGCCGACCTGGGTCTGGCCCTCGAGCGAGGCGTTCGCGATGAGGTCGGTCTGCAGGATGATCTTCGCCCTGTCTTCGAGCTGCGGCGGCACCACCAGCAGGTCAGGAGACACGCCCGCGAAGCGCAGGTTGTCGTTCCTGAAGAGGCGCATCTTGCGCCGGGCGTCGGCGTAGTTTGCCGCGGTGAGGGCCTTCGACGTCAGCAGGTTCGAGTACGTCCCCTTGGCCACGTCGTACGGGTCGTACGGGTGATCCGTGTCGAAAAAGTTCTGCCCGTCGAAGCACAGCTTCGCCTCTGCGTTCTGCAGCAGCTCGAAGAGCATGTCGTCGGGCCACTTCTTGACCATCGAGCCGGCGCCCCGGAAGTCGAGGGTGAACACACCGAAGGTGTCGTCCTCGATCTTGTTGCGGGGGACCTCGATGGTGACCTCCCAGTCATCGTTCGTGATCGAGTAGCTGTGCGCCGCGAGCCGCTCGACCTGGCGCTCGCCGATCCATTTCTTGACCCGAGGCATCTGCGAGCGAAAGGCGTAGGTCTCCTTTTCGCCGCTGCTGGGCATCTGGGTCGAGATGCGGTCGGCCCAGGCGTTGGCTTCGTCGAAGCCGGCCTGCCAGGCCACGTTGTAACCGGCGAACATCGCGTCGATGTTCGAAGGGGTGATGTCCATTGCTGTTTTCCTTTGCCCGGCCTCAGCCGATGACGACCCAGTCGAAGGTCGAGGAGTCGTTCGTCTCGGTCGATTTGTCGGCCTTCACCGAGGTGACGACGAAGGTGCTGGCGCCCACGTTGCGGCTCGCCGAGGGGGCGATCAGGTCGGTGCCGATGGCCGAGCCCCCCATGGTCTTGCGGGTGGCGATGATGATGGAGCTGGTGGTGAGGCGCGCCCCGCTGATGGTGACGGTGCCGCTGCCGAGGGTGCCGCTGCCGGCCTGGACGGCGACGGGGACGGCGGCGGTGAGGCCGACCATCACGTACACCCCGTCGGTCTCGACCCGGATGATGGGGCCGGCCACCGAGCGGAGGCCCGAGCCGTCGGCCTTGGCGACGGTCTGGTCATCGACGATGTACGCCGTCTTGCCCAGCTCGGTGATGGCGATGGAGTCGCCGTTGGCGAACTTGAAGACGCCGGCGAGCACCCGCACGACCAGGTCGCCGCTCGCCCCGCTGGTGTTGTCGCGGGTCTGCTGGGCGACGCCCATGGGTTGCTGGCCGCGGGCCTCGCTGGCCGGGATCGCGTACCCGGTCGAGTCCAGGCAGACCAGCGCCCCGCTGTAGATCTTGGCGCCGGCCTTGACGGCCAGGTCGTACAGCTTGGGGACGACCCGGTCGCCGTTCAGCTCGAGGATCTTCTTCTCTTTGGCGAGGGCGGTCATCTCAGGCCCCCTTCCGGGCGTTCAGGTTGTT